CCCAAGTGGGCCTCTGGTGGGCGATAACGGTAAACCAACCAGGCTGGCATTGGCAGCAAACGCTTGGGGCGAGCCGGTGCCGCGCACCGCAGCGTCTGCAGCAAGGTTGGCCGCAAAGGGTAGGAACCTGCTGGACAAGTACAAGATGGACAAGGATAAGGACTAAGCCATGAAAGACATGAAAGCCAAGATGCAAGACAAGGTTGCCAAGGTCATGCGCGAGTACAAGGCTGGCAAGCTCAAGAGCTCAAGCGGTGACAAGGTGGCCAGCCGCGAGCAGGCCGTGGCCATCGCCATGAGCGAAGCCGACAAGCTCAAGAAAGGCAAGTGATGGCAACAGATCGCACCATGCTGGCAGATGTTGAGCTTGAGGCTGAAGAATACTCATGCCCAATAGCTACACGCGACCTGGCTGAGAACCTCAAGGCTCGCAACTTTGCGTTTGAGCATTACGGTTATGGCCCGGCCAACCCAAATGACATTGAAAACAACCGGGTTTTCTGGCTTAAAAAGTCAATCATGCTCAACACCAGCGAGGCCGAGGCCATGGGCATGCGCTGCGGCAACTGCTCTGCATTCATTGTGACCGAGCAAATGATGGATTGCATTAAGGCAGGCATTGAGGCCAAGCGGCCAGAACAAGAGGCTGGGTATGACGAGGATGTGATTGAGTCTGCTGGCCTGGGTTATTGCGAGCTGTTGCACTTCAAGTGCGCATCCAGCCGCACATGTGATGCATGGCTAGTTGGTGGCCCCATCAAGGATGAAATGGAAGAAGACTGATGGCTGTCTTAACAGTTACCCGTGAGTCAGACAACACAAACGCACGGTTTGTTGCGCTGACACAAAAGAACAACGCTGGCACTCAGGTGGTTGCTGGCGCTGATGCGCCTGTCATTATGGTTGACGTTAACCATCAACGCAACCATGATGGCCGTGGTTATTTTGCGTACAAGATTGCGCCAGACTCTGCGCCATTGGCTTCTACGGCAAGCATCAACATTGTGCTGGCCTCTCCATCTGGAGTATTCCCTCATGTAACTGTTAATGGGATGTGTTTGGGGGATGCAGAGTTGTACATCTATGAAGGCACATCAACCACTGGTGGCACAGCATTCACACCAATCAACCGCAATCGCAACTATGCAGTCAGCAATGTCAGCCAAGTTGCTATGGTGATCAACCCAACGGTCACATCAGTTGGTACTGAGATTGATGCACAAATTATCCCTGGCGGTGCTGGCAAAAAGTCTAGTGGTGGTACTGCTGGTTCTCTTGAGTATGTCTTGAAGCCATTGACAAACTATTTGTTCAGGTTGACCAACGTGAATGGAACCGCACATGCCGCATCTTTGCAGCTTGAATGGTACGAATAACCAAGAAAGATGATCATGGAATACGACAAGAACACACCAGGCGGCATGCGCCTGACACCAGAGCAGATCCTCAAGCGGCAGGTGGCCGCGCAGGCCAAGAAGGATGAGTTCCAGCAGCTCTACCAAGATGCCTACGAATTTGCCCTGCCCCAGCGCCAGCTCTACGGTGTGTGGGAGGGTGGTGCCACTGGCTCCAAGAAGATGCAGCGCGTCTTTGACTCGACTGCCATCAACTCCACCCAACGCTTTGCCAACCGGCTGCAGTCTGTGGTATTTCCACCACAGCGCAAATGGGCCAAGCTGGAAGCTGGATCGGACATCCCTGCAGACCGCAAGCAGCAGGCCCAGGCCATCTTGGAGGTTTACCAAGACAAGATGTTTACCATGCTAAACCAATCCAACTTTGACATCGCCATGGGCGAGTTCTTGTTGGATCTGGCTGTTGGCACCGCCTGCATGATGGTGCAGCCTGGGGACGATGTCCAACCGCTCAACTTTATCCCCGTGCCGCTTTTCCTGGTGAGCTACGAGGAAGGCGCAAATGGCCAGGTAGACAATGTCTACCGGCGCATGCGCATGAAGGGCGAAAGCATCCAGCGCCAGTGGCCAGATGCCGAGATCCCTGACGATATGGCCAGGCGCATTGAGCAAAAGCCAACCGATGACATTGAGCTCTTGGAAGCCACCATCTATGATCACAAGCGTGGCGACTACTGTTACCACGTTATTGACAAGACATCCAAGTCAGAGCTGGTCTACCGCCGCCGCAAGATGTCGCCATGGGTGATCAGCCGATACATGAAGGTGGCTGGCGAGATCTATGGCCGTGGGCCATTGATGACCGCCTTGCCCGACATCAAGACGCTGAACAAGACCATTGAGCTGCTGCTCAAGAACGCATCGCTGGCCGTGGCGGGTGTCTATACCGCCGCAGACGATGGTGTGCTCAACCCCAACACGGTCAAGATCGTGCCGGGTGCGATCATCCCGGTGGCACGCAATGGCGGCTCACAAGGCCCAGCCCTGCTGCCCCTGCCACGGTCTGGCGACTTTAATGTGTCCCAGCTGGTGATCAACGACCTGCGCTCTAACGTCAAGCGCATCTTGCTGGATGAGTCATTGCCGCCCGACAACATGAGCGCCAGGTCAGCCACTGAAATCGTTGAACGCATGAAGGAGCTGGCCCAGAACCTGGGATCTGCCTTTGGCCGCTTGATCAACGAAACCATGATCCCCGTCACCGCCAAGATTTTGGAAGTGATGGACGAGCGCGGCTTGATTGACATGCCCTTGCGAGTCAACGGGTTGGAGGTCAAGGTCACTCCGGTGGCACCGCTGGCCATGGCTCAAAACATGGAAGAAGTCAGCGCGATCATGCAGTACAGGCAGATCAGCCAGAGCTTGGGCACCGATGGCCAGCTTGCCATCAAGACCGACATGCTGGTGGACTATCTTGCAGACAAGCTGGGCGTGCCAGCCTCAGTGCGCAATACCGCTGCAGAGCGTGCCGTGCTGATGGAAGAGATGCGCAACCAGCAGCAACAGCAAACCATTGCGCAGGCCATGGCCATGCAGGCCCAGGCTGGTGCCGGTGCCGGTGCTATGCCTGCCCTACCCGCCCCACAAGGGATGCCAGCATGAGCTGGGATGAGATCAACGCCATTGGCGAGACCTCCGACATCCGCGAGGTTGATCAAAAGCGCGAGGATTTGGCCAGGCTGACCCTGCGGGTGTTTGGCTCAGAAGATGGCCAGAAGCTGCTGCAATGGCTGCGCGACATGTATGTGAATGTGCCCATCGCCGTACCGGGCACTGACCCCTCACATGCCTACTTTGCTGAAGGGCAGAGGACGGTAGTGAGGGACATCGAGGTACGGATTAACTCAGCAAGGAAACTATGAGCGACACAGCAACCGTTGAGCCCGGTGCAACCGGCCTACTTGACAACGTGCAAGTGAATGAAGAGAAGACTCCAATCAATCCACAAGCAGCAGAAATCGACCACAAAACAGTCGAGCCAGGCGCACCAACGCCTGATGAACCGCTTGAGCGACCTGACTTCTGGCCAGAAAACTTCTGGAAGAAGGATTCCAACGAACCCGACCTAGAAGGCATTGCAAAAAGCTGGTCAGATCTGCGCAAGCAAATTAGCCAGGGCAAGCACAAAGCGCCCACAGACGGCAAATACGACCTCAAGTCATTTGGCGACCAGGCTGAAACCAACCCTATCGCCACCACCCTGTCAAGCTGGGCCAAGGACAACGGTTTGTCCCAAGCTGCCTTTGATGACTTGGTGGGCAACTTGCAGACCCAGGCCAAGGAGATCATGGAAGGCGACATGGTTGACCCAGCCGTTGAGATGAAGCAGCTTGGCCCTAACGGCAATGCAATCGTCAACGGCATGGTTGATTGGGCTCGCGGCTTGGTCAACAAGGGTGTTTGGTCAAAAGATGACTTTGAAGAGTTTAAGATTATGGGCGGCACGGCTCGCGGGATCACCGCCTTGATGAAGGTGCGCGAAGCCTACGAGGGCCGGGTGCCTACCCAAAGTGCCCAGCTTGATGGTGCGCCAAGCAAGGATGAGCTCTACCAAATGGTCAATGACCCCAAGTACAAGAGCGACCCAGGCTACCGCCAAAAGGTCGAAAAGATGTTCGCAGCCACGTTCAAATAATCTGCCCCAAAGGCAGTTGCCACTTAACCCGGCCTGGTGCCGGGTCTTTTTTTGTATATCTACCAAATGGGGGTATTGCATTGTGGTAAAAAAACAATACAATGCGCCCAAGGCCCACCGGGAAACCGACCCTTACCGCAGCGGATGCTGACGATTGGCTGGCGTAACCAGCAAGCAATCGGCCCTGACTATCAGGCTTACCGGCGCGAGAACCCTGTTTTTTCAACAACCGAATGAGGTATCCAAATGAGCATTTCTTTAAGCAATGCCTTTGTTACTCTTTTCGACGCGGAAGTCAAACAAGCCTACCAAGGTATGGCAAAGTTGGTTCCGGCGGTTCGCCAGCGTCGTGGAGTCGAAGGTTCAACTGTTAAGTTCCCCAAAGTAGGCAAGGGTGTCGCAACTATTCGCGTTCCCCAAACCGATGTCACCCCTCTGAATGTTGCATTTAGCTCAGTCACTTTGACTTTGGCTGACTACAACGCAGCAGAGTACTCTGACATTTTCAGCCAAGCCAAGGTCAACTTTGATGAGCGCCAAGAGCTGGTGCAAGTCGTTGCCGGTGCCATGGGCCGTCGCCAAGATCAGATGATTCTGGATGCACTCGCTGCATCTAGCACCAGCTTGACAGTCAGCAATGACATTGGTGGCTCTGACACCAACATGAACATTACCAAGCTGCGCGAAGCCAAGCGCTTAATGGACAAAAACAATGTTCCACCCGATGGCCGCAACATCATCATTCACGCAAATGGCTTGGCCAACTTGCTGTCTGAGACCAGCGTGACCAGCTCCGACTTCAACAGCGTTAAAGCGCTGGTGCAGGGCGAGCTCAACACCTACTTGGGCTTCACGTTCCATGTCTTGGGTGACCGCTCTGAAGGCGGCTTGGCTATTGATGCCTCACTTGATCGCACCTGCTTTGCCTTTCACAAGGATGCAGTTGGCTACGGTGAAGGCATTGCCATGAGAACTGAGATCAACTACATCGCTGAGAAGACTTCTTGGTTGGTGAACGAGGTCTTCAGTGCTGGCGCTGTTGCCATTGACGATGAAGGTATCGTCAAGATCACCTGCCGTGAAACTTAATCTAGGAGACTGACATGGCATTTTCAAGCACTGGTTTTGTAACCGTATGCGCTGCCAAATCTGGCAATGCACCATCAATGTATCTGTACAAAACAGCAGATACCCAAGCCACGGTTAACACTGTGAGCTACTTTGACAGCATTGCATCGCTGTTGAAAGTCGGTGACATTCTTTTTGTCTATGACTCCACTACCCCAAGCCTAGTGTTGACTTACGTCAACGCTGTGTCTTCAGCTGGTGTGGTTGACATTGCTGACGGCACAACCGTAAGCGCAACTGACACTGACTAATTGATGGTCAGTTAGCTAGGCCATCTTCTGGGGATTCTCGGAGGATGGCCTTTCTTACATTGAGGGGTTCCAATGGCTTCTGGCGACACTGGTGTATCGATCTGTTCTGATGCCTTGCTTTTAATTGGAGCCAAGGCAATTTCGTCATTCAATGATGGCACCGATGAGTCAAGCGTTTGTGACCGACTCTATCCAGATATTAGAGACTCCACCCTGGTCATGTACCCCTGGAGTTTTGGCATGAAGAAGGTGCAGCTTGCACAACTGATCACAACGCCAACAAGCGTTTGGCGCTACGAGTACCAGCTGCCTGGCGACAAGCTGGCCAACCCCCGTGCTGTGTACAACAGCGCCAACCCCGGTAGTCCTGTGCAAAAGGATTGGGAGATCCAGGGCGACAAGCTACTCACCAACCTGACCAGCGTCTTCATCGATTACCAGTTCAGCGTGCCAGAGTACGCGATGCCGCAATATTTTGTGCAATTGCTCAAGTACATGGTGGCCTGGCACATTGCCGAGACCATTACCGAGCAACAAGACAAAGCCACCAAGTGGCAGCGCGTGGCCACTGGCGACATCTCTGAAAATGGCCGGGGTGGGTTCTTCCGCACGGCAGCTCAGATTGATGGCCAGAACAACCCTGTGCGCATCATCGAAGACTACAGCTTGATCGCAGTGAGGGGTTGACATGCCACGCTTTGTAGAGTTCACCACCAACTTTGCAACAGGCGAGCTCGATCCTTTGCTGCGTGCAAGGGTTGACCTGACCGCCTACAACAATGCGCTGGCCAAAGCCACCAACGTGCTCATCCAGCCGCAGGGTGGCCTTCGCCGTAGACCCGGCACAAAGCATGTATTCGAGCTGCCAAACGCCTCTGCTGGAGCTTCTAGCGCTGGCGCTGGCGTGCGGTTGGTGTCGTTCCAGTTCTCGGTGGCCGACAGCTACATGCTGTGCTTCACGCACAACCGCATGACTGTGATCAAAAACGGCGCTGTGGTGGCCAACATCAATGGCACTGGCAACAACTACCTGACCACATCAATCACCAGCGACATTGTTGATGACATGTGCTGGACCCAGTCTGCCGACACGTTGATCGTTGTCCACCCTGACTTGCAGCCGGTGCGCATTACGCGAACCAGCGACACAGCGTGGACGGCCACATCAATCACGTTTGACAGCATTCCAAAATATGCATTCACTTTGGCGGCAACCAACCCAGCGGCAACCTTGACACCAAGCGCCGTGTCTGGCAACGTCACATTGACCGCGTCTGCTGGCGTGTTTTCGGCAGGCAATGTCAACCAGTACGTCAACGTCAACACCCAAGGCCGGGCTCGCATTGTTGAGTACGTCAGCGCTACTGTGGTCAAGGCCATCACTGAGTACCCATTCTTTGACACCTCTGTGGTGGCATCTGCTGGTTGGGAGCTTGAGACCGGCTACGTTGATGTGTGGTCTGCCGGTAAAGGCTGGCCGCGCACCGTGACCTTCCATGAGGGCCGTTTGTACTTTGGCGGCAGCAAATCACGCCCATCGACCATCTGGGGTTCCAAGATCGGATTGTTCTTTGACTTCGTTCCAACTGAGTCGCTG